GTCCTGACCGCCAATCGCAACACTGGCACTGCGGACTACGGTCTCTCGCAGGCGTCGCAGCAGCAGCAGCAGTTTAACAGCACTTACGCGCAAAATGTCGGCGGTGGAATGCCCGGCGGGATGATGTCGTTTGAGCCAATGGCAGCCAATGAGGTTATCGGGTCGAAGTTTTAGACTTCACTTCTCGATGAAAATCTCTCGCTCTATACTTTTCATAATCTTACGTTCACCAATCGGGTCATCCTTGATTTCGTGAAGGACATTACTAATCATCTTATGATGAAAATCTTGGAGTCGACTATTCGTCTCCCACCCAGGGTGTAAATCCATCCATTTTTTAACCGCGAAATACTCCTTATTGGCAATATCCACAAACGCCTGGCGCATCCTGGCGTTCCCCTCATCTCTCGCCCACTGGTGATTGTCCCGGACATAAATCGTGTCGCGCTTCTGGTCCGTACAATGAATCGGGCGCTTATACAAGTCCATTTGCTTCAATCCGTCAATCATAACCTTGCTAATCCCTTCTACGAGTCCCTGGTTCCGTGTATACGTGAGGTCGTCCATCGTGATTTCGAGAGAATTGACAAAGTCTGAGATATTGACTGCGTCTTTACACTGTTCATTGAGGAAAAAGTTCAAATTAAACTGGTTGTTATTCGTGTTATTGACAATAATATTGCGTTCCTTGCTTAATTCGACAATTTGCTTTTGTAGGGTTTTATTCTGGTCTAATAACTCAAACACAAGAGAATTGACGAGTGATTTCTTGTTTCGTTTCTTGCCGTCGGTAAGCGCCGAAATCATTTTCCTGATATAATCCTTGAGTTTCTCATTTTGCTCGGTGAGAAGCTCAGATACAACTGAGGACGCCGCGTCCGTTCCCGCAGTCATTGCGGACATTGCGGATACGGTGTCTGCGTCCGTGTCTGCGTCCGTGTCCGTGTCTGCGTCCGTGTCTGCGTCCGCAATGGATGAGGACGACGACCTCGACGATCTCGACGAACTCGTTCGACTACCACTCGCACGGTTATCATAATCTTGTTTTTCAGAGATTTGGATGGATAATTCTGGTTCTGTAAAATTGGAATAATGAAAGACTACGTCATCGTCCATTTTCTCAGCCTTTTTTTTAGATTTGAAACGATAGCGCACGATTTCCGTAGAGTCGTCGTCGTCGTCGTCGTCGTGGTCGGAGGCGCCGCCGCCGCCGGAGGCGATAGGTTGTTCTATTCTCTCGAGTACATCTACCGGCACCGCTGGTACAGTCATCGTCGTAGTCGTAGTCGTCGTCGTCATTGTAGTCGAAATAATAGAAACAGAAACAGTATTCATTGAAGAATCCGATGTCGGTATGCTCGCCAATTTATTCACAGACTGTCTATGTTGAAATTGAAGACACGTAGAAGTATGTTTATAATAACTCGACCGGTGCGCATAGGATTTTTTACAAAGGCAAACATATTTTCCTTCATTGGTTTGGGTTGGAACCCCCCCATCCAAAAGAGGCGGAGCCGACGTTGCGATCGTTTCATCGGCGAAAATATTTGGTTTAAAATCAGGAAGTCCAGGAAGTCCAGGAAGTCCAGGAAGTCCAGGAAAGTATTCCATTGACTTCTCGTCCATTGACTTCTCGTCCATTGACTTCTCGTCCATTTTTTCATCGTTCAAATTTGGTTTGATTTTAATAATATAGGAATTCGCCAGGTCCTTGGCCTGGCTTTCATTGTTACAAGCACATTCCTCCAAAATAACACACTTCCAATTCGACCAACCACCATTCTTCCGAATACAATCGTATAACTTCGTCCGATAGGAATTATCCAAAGTCTCGCGCTTGTGCTTATACTTTCTTTGTGTCAAGTTGGTTGTATACGAAATATATGCGTCTGAAATCTCCTTTGTTTTACAAGTTAGATGGTAGATATACGTTCTTGAATAATCAACATACTTCCGCGGCATTTTTCACCGGTTGAAATTGGATATTCCGAGAGATTGGATTTACTATAATCTATACTATACCTCTATTATTTATTCATTATTCTTTACCCCAATAGCCTGACTTTTCATTTTACCCCAAGCATTTGGCAACATAGAGACCAAACGATGGTCTATATATAGCATTCTCACTAAGGATTTCGGAACCGTCAGTCTGGGGTATTGTTCTATTTTGTCCTGTTTTGTCCTGTTTTGCAATATTGCACTTTGGACATTTTGGCAACATTTACACCATTTTCAATCACATCACCAGAAATAAAAAAGCTATATATCCCGCTAACTCGAAAAGGGTAAAGTGGTCTAAAAAAATAAATGTCCAAATCCCGGTTTGGCCGTCTTACTTTTAAAACGCGATTTTTCGCACGTTTAGCCTGACGAGAGCATAACTCATTGATTCCGGCGTCTTTGTCGCAAAAACCCGCGGGGCTGTCGTAAGCCTATTTCGCGCGCCGACGTCAGGCGCCATTTTGCCCTCCAACCGCGCGATTTCCCGCCTTACTGACTTTTCAAAAATCTATAAGATAATGCTATATATGCTGTCATTTTCAGTAAGGAGGTTGATAACTGCGCATAAAATCGAACATCATCTGGCTAAAATACAGCCCATCGAGGGTGTTTGGATGCCTTATATATAATAAACAGATGCTGATGTATGTATGTATTGCTCCGCTTGATCCGCTTTATGAAGAAAACAGTAGTCGTTGATTTGGATTATATGCGCCCCTCGGTGGGAGGTCGGAGGTCCCGGTCGAGGTCCCGGTCCCGGTCCCGGTCGAGGTCCGCGCGGGGTATATCCGGTGGTGCCGGCGACAGAGAGGAAGAAGAACTAAATATATATGAATTACTACATAAGGATAGTGAGGACCTGGGTGACGACGACGACTGGGACGACGACCGGGACGACAACGACGACGACGAAACCACATATACTACGTCTGATATCGAAGAATCGCCGCCACCGCCACCGTCTCGAAGACACCCTAGTGTCAAAGATACCGATTATGCCGTGGATTCCGACGACGACCTACTTCAATCTGTCCTAGATGAACCCACATTTCCGATGGATATTAATGCGATATTATCTGCGATGAATAAGACAGAGAATAACACGATTGCGAATTTGACACTGAAGAAGATTGCCGCGCGAAGACACGAAATTCTCTCGTCGTTGAATTTGACGCCGGAGAAAATGGCGGAGTTTGAACGAAAATTACCGATGTATCGCGTGATTGAAAGTCCGTATGACTTGAAACATAATCAATTGATACGGTGGATACCCCTACGGTCTCTTGAAACGCGCCCATATATCACACTTGGCGGAACATTATTCCGTGTTCGCGAGAACCCAGAGGAAGGGATTCACGTAGTCACAATTCGAAACGTGAAACGATTCGTATTCAATATCAAGTTTGAACTTAATGTCGTGTTTCAGAGATTGAGTCAGGAAGAATTGCTTATATTGCGCGCGGTAGAATACGTAGACGGCGACGGTGAATGATGCCGTAACACCAAATTCTTTTCCGATTTTGTTATATCACGTGTGAAACGCGGGGGTTTACACCGAAAACCGTGATGACGTAGGTTTTTATGATTGATGATAGACCGGGTACAATAGGCGATACGGCGACTTTCATCCACAGATGCGCGCCTTTTTCGCGCCCGGGTCACCGACGACTTGATACAGCGGCACAACTTCCCAGCGAGAATGCGATGCGCTCGTTCCTTTGCGGTTTTCGTAGAAATGCCAGCAGAAGTCGCTGCGGCCCGTCGTGAACCGCGGCGATAATGATGAATAATTTTAATATAGTCACTGCGTGTTAGTTTCATATCTTCATCAATATCATTGTCTGTATATTGCGGCAATGGTCGCATAATATATAGTATAATACTACTACTATAGTATAATGCTATAGTATAATACGAATGACTTCGAAACCAAAAATAAAGGTCGTTGTGTTTGATATGGATGAAACCCTCGGCAATTTCTCTCAATTCTCTATATTCACACACGCAATAGAAGATTATTTCGATAAACCGGACATTACATATCGTCATTTCAATGATTTAGTTGATTTATACCCGGAGATTATACGCCCGAGCATGTTGCGTATATTAGAATATATACGTAAAAAGAAGAATTCTATCCCTGGCAGTAAGGTTATGATATACACGAATAATATGGGTCCGGATAAATGGGTATCGCATATACGCAAGTATTTTGAGTATAAATTGCGCGCCACCGCCACCGCCGCCGCCGCCGCCGATTCTGCGACCAGTAGTGGCGGTCTTGCCATCATCCCCCCTCTCTTCGACCATACAATTTGCGGGTTCAAACCGCAAAATTCCACGTCGGCACCTGGCACGGCATTCCCGCAACGAACCACGAACGAAAAGACTGTCAATGAACTGATTCGTTGCGCGCGACTTCCATCAGATATTGAAATATGTTTTCTAGACGACGTCTATCATCCTAAAATGTCGGATGAACGTGTTTATTATATAAAACTACAGGCCTATCATTCCTACATTCCATTTCACGCGTTTGTGACTCGATTTGTAAACAGTGCGTTATATCGTGACGTATTTGATAAATTTTCCACTATTCCTCTGGGTATATCATCATCATCACCATCCGCCGCCGCAGAAAAACAGATTATCGAAATAAATAACGTCTTCATTAAATATGCGAATATGGCAGATTATGACGCAAGGGCGCATCAGCGAAAAATGTACCCCCGCGAGATTGATGAAATCATAAGCAAGTATATATTATACCATCTTCAGCAGTTTTTTCGTGATGGACCACCACGCACCGCCTCCGCCGCCGCCGCCGCACTTGCGTATTCGCGAAAAGCCGCAAAGACTGCTAAAAAAAATAGGTCCTCGTCGGGAACCGCCACCCATAATAATAACAATAACAATAATGTGTTTTATGTAGATAAGTCAACTGCTGTAAAGAATATGCGTAATAAGACGGCACGTAAACGATAAGGCACCGCCCGCTCACGCGAACCAACTCCTCTCACCCAATGCGCTGATAAATACAACCCTCTCTCCCGCAGCTTCCGCCGCCGCAACCGCCTCCTCCGTGGCAAGCCGGGTTTCAGGCGTAGAGTGTAATTCATCAATGTAGACAATCCCAGGCACTCTGTATGCGACTACACGCTGTCTCGCATCTGCGAGGTCATTCGCCGACACGCGTTCTAGTTCCATATTGGCCCAACGCTGATGACGCATATTCGAGATGTGCCTGTCCCAATTACCGTGGGCGCCTCTCCATCCACACGGACAACTGACCGGACGCACGACATCCAATTCGTGATGAGTATCCTGAAACAAACGCGCCATAATAGTCTGAATCGCGTGATGAAGAACCATTGGACTCGTTTCGTATCCGGCATTTCCTTCCTGTGGTTTGTAATTGAGAAGCATTTGAAATACTTCGCGTTCTTGACCGTGATGTACCATATTGTATTCTTCATCCGTATAGATACTCGAATCGTCGCCGCACAACTCAACGACAATATCGTCAGCAACTCCCATTATTTCGTCGTAGAGGTCTTCGTCATCCGATTCAATCTCTTCCAATGTCATCCAGCATCGCAACAATTCGCCGGGGCGGCGTTCTCTCAACGTATCACGTTTGTGTTTGTGGAGCGCACCTAGCGCGTTCATTCCTTGTAAATACTCACCTTCGGTCATTTTCTCTGCGTTATCTTCCAATATATTCATAACGATATCCAGTTCTTTCTGAATCGCCATTGAGGCGCGTTCGATAAGAGAACCAGACGGGTGTCCGTGTCCGTGTCCTTGCTCTGATTGTTCTGACATTCACTCTTTTCTGGGTTCTACCTATTTGACAAAAACAATTCAATTTTTCGTCAAATGAATCAGGGTCACTGCGCCGTCACTGCGCCCGTCACTGCGCCGCCGCACCCCGCGTCTGTTCCTGTATAAACTTCTTCACCACGGGGATATTATCCACTGCGCCTGATGTGTCGATATAATTATAAATCGGATGGACTACCCCCGCGCTTACTGGCTGTGTTATATTTTGCTGGATTTGCTTCTTCGCATAATTGGCGACAGTCTCTGAAACGATGTGCGTAAACAAAATGAAGATACACGTGGAAATAATAAGACGCCGGTCAAAATCACTAAACGTGTTTCCGCCTAAAAATGCGAATTTAGGGTTCGTCCAAGAAATCGTATTGAAACGAAGTAAAAGAACAAATACGGCTACATATAATATCGTGTTTCGCAATAGTGGGATATACTCGGGAACTGTGTTGTAAAAACCGAGCAATATAACAGCGTAACTCGCATAGAAGAACAAATCAATATATTTGTAATACAATGTATATTTACCGAATATAGGTTGAACCATGTCGCGAATCTTGGTCACAATGGCGACAACGAGGTCTTCGGCAGTATTCTTGATGGTATTCATTAGATTTCGTGCGTTGCGCGCGTGTGTATAATACACATATAATATTACTATAGTGCTCGAGTATTATCGTCCAGGGGTCAGACGTGACCGTGACCGTCCGTGACATAAAACGACAATAAACGCGCACTCGGGTCCAACACCCCGTCGCAAAAGGGGTGTCGCCAGTAATACGGGATGATTTCACCACGCCCTTCATATATATTCTCAAATACGCGGCGATAATAGAAACTTTCCTTGTCATAAGGCGGGTTATGAAGCGAATACAAATGATGCGCCTTATTATTAAACTCAGCGTCCGATATAACGCGGTCGGAATACTCTTTAATCATTTGGACCCATGTCCGACCGCCATCTGCGGAACTCACCCCGTCGCTGAACGCCTCTTTTCTGCGCCACAGGACATCATCGGGTAACAACCCCGACCCCTGAAACGCCCGGCGAAGCAGGTATTTCTCCATTTTGTCGTCATTGAACCGCTTGAACTGCGGAGGAATACTCATAACATACCCCAGGAATTCCTTGTCCGCAAACGGCACACGCGCCTCCAATCCAGCACCGCTCACGCTCTTATCTGACCGTAGGAGGTCGAAGAACCGGACATCCTGAATCATCCGCTCATTTTCAGAATGGAATTCTGCGTCACTTGGTGCCTTCAAGAATCCGCGATATGATCCGAAGATTTCATCCGACATATCCCCGCAATAAATAACGACATCCTCGGTTTGCTGTTGGATATACTTACTGATTAGATAATTCCCAACAGACGCCCGAATCGTCGTAGTACAGTAACTCTCGGTTTGATAAATCGTATCGTAAATCGCGTTCAAGAAATCATTTTCGGTAAGAGCGACCTCGTGATGACACGTTCCCAAGTGCTCGGCCACCCGCCGCGCCCATATCAAATCCACCGACCCTTCCAATCCAACGCTGTATGTATTCAGGACTGTATCCGGCGAACGATGCTTCAATTCTCTCGCGACAATCGCCGTGACGAGTGAGCTATCCAATCCACCCGATAATAAGCAACCAACGGGCCTCTCGCTCATTAAGCGTTTCACGACGGCCTGCGTGAATAGTTCGCGAATCTTCGTACATATGGCGACTTCGCTTGCGCCTGCGCCTGCGCCTGCGCTTATCGGGTAGGAATAATTCACACGTAGCTCTTTGAGCTGTGTCTCCAATAACGAGACATCGTTTGTCTTCCCGGACGCGGGCGCGGGCGCGGAGGAAATATACGCATACTCGTAATAGGAATGAAACGTCGCAGTTCCTTCCTCGCCAAGATACTCCATATAACTTCCCGCTGGAAATTGGACGATTGTATCACAATGCGCGTGAATCGACTTCAACTCACTTGAAACGCTTATTGCGTAATGGTCTGGGTTCATTGAAATACACGCTAAATCTGAATGTTCGCCACCAAATATACCATCGTGGCGCGATACCCCGATAAAGAGTGAACGAACACCCACCGGGTCCCTCGCGACATAGGTGACCCCGCTTTCATAATCGTGTAATACAAATCCGAATACACCATCCAATCTACGCACGGTTTCCTTCATCCCGAGTTTGCGGTAGAGATGAATGATG